TAGAAAAGAAAAATAAATATGCAGAATTAATTAATTTATTCAATGAAAAAATTGAACCAGTTAATAATCCTTATAATGAAAATTGTGTTTTGTTTTTTTTTAATTCATTATATAAAAAAAAAAAGAGAAAAGTTTATAAAACAATATATAATGAATTAAAAATTATAGAACAAAATAAACAAACAATATACTTGAGTGATTTAAAAAAAGTATTAAAAAATTGTGAAATAACTATATATATATATTCAATTGGTGAATATTTAGAATTTGAACAATATAATTCTAATTATACTGAAAAATCAAAGTATGAAAATATCATATTATATATAGAAGATAATCATTTATATGTAGTTAAAAGTATGAAACATCATAAACATTTAACAAGAAAAAGTATAAAAGATTATGACAATGCAATAATAAATAATGTTTTATCAGTAGAAGCATTAAAATTAATAAATTCTATTGTTTTAGGTTTTGATTTAGATTCTACAACTAATGAAATGAAATATTTATTATATGATAATAATAATGAATTATCAACTAATAATTTAAATGTAAAAATTACAAATAAATTTATAAAAAAATTAGGTTATGATAAAAAAATATTATTTAGTTGTAGCAATAATTTTATAAATAAAATTATTAATAAATATTCTATAAAAGTATATTCTATTTTCCCTTATAAAATAAATAATGATGTATTAATTTATAAAAATAATCAAATAAAACAAACATCAGAAATAGAAAATGATTTAATTAATATTGATAAAAATAAATGTTTTTCGAATGCATTATATGATTGTCCATTTATACCATATTTTAATATATTTACAAATGTTAAAAGATGTTATAAATTAAATGAAATAATTATAGATCATTGGTTATATTTTATTGAAATTATAAATCCAAATGAAATATATTATAATAATGGTTTTAAATTTGGTTATTTTATTAATAAAGTTGGTGGAAAATCACACATTAAAATTAAATATGTCTTTGAATGTGATTTATTAAAAGATGATAATAATAATATTATTAATCCATATAGTATAATGATAAATGATTTATATACTATTGCAGAAACAAGTGAAGAAATAAATTTTATTAAAGAAAGCATTAATAAATATATTGGTAAAATGATGAATCCTGAAAAACAAAAAATTACATATAAAGATAATTTAAAATGTTCTAATATCAATGATTTAAAATTAATGTTTAAAAATGATATAGAAAAATTATATAATAGTGAATTAGATGAAGATGAAATTAAAAAAAAAATAGAAGAAAATTTATCATATGATGATATTTTAAAAATTATGACATTAAGACACGATATTGGATATATTGAAGATATTTATAATAATAATATGGTTTGGCATTGGAATTTAAAAGAAAAAAATAATATGTCAATGGGTCAAGATAATAAACCATTACATATTTTAATTCGAGATATTGCACAATTATATATTTTAAATATGATTAATGCATTAAAATTAAAACAAGAAGATATAATAGAAATCAATACAGATTGTATTTATATTAAAAATTCTAATAAATATGATTTAACTATAATTGATAATAAACCTAATGATTTTAAAGCTTGGAAATATACAAAAGGATATAAAGATGGTCAAATACGTAATTTTAATTTAAAATTAAATGATAACGAACCAGAAGAAATAAAATATTTTTATCAATTAAATGGAAATCAATATAATTTTTATTTAGAATATGCTGGTGGTGGTAAAACTTTTAGAATTAAAGAAAAAATTAAAAATGAAATTAATAAAAATAATAAATATTCTTATATTATTTTATCATCATTTAATGATTTTATAACTGAATACAGAAAAGAAAATTTAAATGCTTATACAATTGCATATTATATTTATCATAATAAAACTATTAAAGAAAAGAATATATATATTGATGAATTTGGTATCTGTTCTATTAATGAAATATTATATCTTTTTAGACATGAATATAAATATTTTTGGATATATGGTGATGAAAAACAATTAGTTCCTGTCAAAAGTAGTAAAGTTAATATAAATTTTTTAAAACATATTGCTTATGATTTTAATGATAATTGGATCAATAAAAGAAATACATTTACTAAAAAATTTTATGATAAATTAATAAATGAAAAAAATATTAATAATATTAATAAAATTGTCAATACATATAATGCTCCAATTTTTGAAGCCGATAAAATAATTGCATTTTATAATAATACTGTTGATAAATATAATAAATTTATGTTAAATAAACTCAATAAAAATTTTAATAAAAATATTATTGATATTGATATTCCTATTATTAATACAGAAAACAATTTATCAGTTAAAATATTTGAAAAAAATGAATATGAAAATATTTATAATAGACATTCATTTAAAATTATTAGTAAAAATGAAATAAATAATGAATATATTATTTTTGATGAAATTAATAAATATATTGTTAATAAAGAAACAATATTAACATATTTTAAATTAGGATATTGTATTACATTATATGCTTCACAAGGTAAAACATTTAATAAAATTCATTATGTCAAAGATGAAAACGATAGAAAAGCTTTATTAAAAGAAGGTGCATTATATACATTAATTAGTAGATTAAAATTTTCTGATAAAATGAAATATGAAATTGAAATATTAAAAAGTAATATTTTATCAGACAATGAAGAAGTACAAAATATAATGAAAATGTTATAATTTATATATGTAAATTATCCAAGACATATCCCATATATTTTTTAAATATCATAATTAATAGATAATATTTAAAATAAAAATTGTACAATTTTATAAAATTAAGGGTATTCTGTAAAGATACTCATTACCTATTAATATATATTAAGAGAGGGGTATAATAAAATATTTAATTAAAATTGGAATAATATTTAATAGTCAATTTACTAGTTTTTAAATTATTGAATTTATTTAAAATTTTATCCTTATTAAATTCATCCCAATTTTGTAGAATAATAATTGGTAAATTATCAATATTAATAAAATCAGATGAGATAATTATCGGTATAACATCTAAATATAAACATTCCCATAATCTATGTGTATCAATACCATTTCCACGAGGACATAATGCATATTTATGTCTTTTTAATTCAATAAAATAATTTTCTTTATTTTTTTTAATTCCACAATCTATATAAAATATATAATTCCATCACTATTTACAGTATTATTAACTTTTAAAATGAAATATGAAATTGAAATATTAAAAAGTAATATTATATTTGATAATGAAGAAGTATAAAATATAATGAAAATGTTATAATTATAATCAGATTTATCTAATACTTATCAATATAATATATTTTGATATTTATATTAATAAATACGATGTATAGGTATATTTTTATGAGATCCTGCCATATATGAAAATCCAGACCATGAAGCTTGAATGATTTCTTTAGAATTTGATAATATATAAAATTCAGTAACAGTATCTAAAACTTGTTTTTCTGATGTATTATTAAAACTTGTATGACCAATATCAGAATTTATTATAATTATATTATCATATTTATCTTTTATTTTTCTTTTATATTTATTATTATCACAAAAAAATAAAATATTTTTATCATTAGAATTGTTCTCAATATAATTAAATAGTTTAGTTTCATCATAAATTCTAACATCATTTTTACATTCAACATAATTCATATCTGTTTCTAAAAATTTATCACCTAATCTTAAATGTATAGAAATATAATCATCTATATTATTAGGAAATAAAATATTACTATTTAATATAATTTCATCAGAAAATTCAAATACTTCTTCGCCTTTTATATTAATATTATTATAAAATATACTATTATTCGCGTTATTATAAAAAATACCAGGTGATATTATATATACATCACCATCTTTCATATCTTTAATATCACTTAAATATTTTTTTTCATATTTTATATTTTTATTATCAAAATACATTTTTTTGTGTTTTAATGTTATAAATTTTTCTATAGGTATATTATTTATCATATATTTCAATTGAATATCATAATAAATACATATTTTTAATAAAGCTATAAAAAATTTTATTAAATCACCAATACCACCATTTCCCAAATTAAAATTATATATAATGGTTTTTTTTAAATCATCATATTTTTCCATATAATTTTCCATATTTATCATATTATAATATAATAAATTATTTTATTATCGGTATATAAAAAATAGTGTTAATTATAATGATTAAATGTAATAGCTTGTACAAGTATATTTTTACCCATAAAAATATACTTAAAATTTATACTTAATAGAAGGTTTATATATACCTTATTAAAGTTGATATATAATAATAGATATTGTATCATTAGACATGGCACTAACAAAATATATCAAATTTTGATATATTTTATTACTAAAACGTACATACAAAATCATACATTTTGATACAAAATTATATGATTTTATATGTTTTGCATGTTCTTCTTTACAAAAGTTGCACAAAAATCTATAGACTACTTGTAGTTTGAAAGCGGAAAAGCATATTTATAGTAAATATTTTTAAAAAGTTTACAAGTACATTTTAAAAATAGACTTACTATATATATCGCATATTAGGTACTTTATAAAGCATTAATTATATTATATTATATTATATTTGTAATAAAAACCATAAATAAAAATAAATATTTACTAATAATGTAACATCTTTAAAAAAAAAATATAATAATATATTCTTATATAAATATAATGTTTCTAATATACAAAATTTACAATTAGATAATAAAAAAATATAATTTTTAAATATAAAAAATAAAAAGATTAGTATTATTTTCATTTATAACATATAGTTAATTATTTTTTTTATCAATGACAAAATAATAGTTAAAAATTTATTAATAATACTATTTATATTGAATAAAATTTTTGAGTCATAATAAATAGTATTAAATGATTATAATATGTAATGATTTAAAAAATGTAGTAAATATTTAAATAATTTAAATAATTTATCACATTTTCACATAAAATTCAAATTCCAAACAAATAAATGAAAGAATAACTTTTCTTTTCCTATATAAATTACTTATTTAAATAGAATTATGTTTATACATATCATCCCATTTATTTTCACCCATATATATATATCCTTTTGATAATAACAAATTCCTAATTTCTGTTCTTCTTGGTTCAATATAATTATGTTCAATATCAATTAAACCAAAAGTATATTTTTCAAAATCAAAATTTTTTATAATTTCAAATTCAGAACCTTCTGTATCTAATGACATATATTCAATAAATGATGGGGCATTTGCATTTTTTAATACATCTAATAAAGATATTGTTTGAACCTGAATCGATGTTTTATTTTTATCAACGAGATGTTTATGTGCATCAATGTTTTCAGAAATACCAGATAATAAGTCATAATGATGGGCTATGTCAAATGTACATATATTTCCACTTTGATTATACACTGCCTCCTTAATACATATCGAATTAGGTCTATTTTTTTTTAATTGTTCAAATTTTCCTGGAACAGGTTCACAGCATATTCCTTTCCAGTCATATTGTGTTTCTAATAAATATGTGTTAGATAATTCTATACCATTACTGGCACCTATTTCAATAAAAAACCCATTTTTTTTATTATTATAGAACTCAATAACTTTTAAATCTTGGCCGATTTGGGAATAAGACATATATATTTATATATATATATATATATATAAAAATAAATATATGTTATATATTTATTTTTATATATATATATATAAATATATATATATAAAAATAAATATATGTTATATATTTAATTATTTTATATATTTTTATTAACTTAAATAATTTTCCGAATTATGATATAATTATTGTATAATATTATATACTCTTACAATAATTTATTATATAATTTAATATTATATCTTAAAATAATGACATTACATTCGAAAGAAAATAATATATATCTTTATTGGATTGGTAATGAATATAAACTTATAAAAATTTTAAGAAATTTAATTTATTTACATTCAACTAATGGTAAAGGATATAATGTAAATTTAATAACTCCAAAAAATATACATGAATATATAAAAGATTTACCAGAATATTTTTATAAATTATGTTATGCACATCAAGCGGATTATGTGAGAATTTGCGTTATTTGTGACAATGGTGGTATATGGTTAGATTCTGATGTTATAATATTGGATAGTTTAGATTATTTATTTGATTTAATTAATAATAAAAATGGATTTTTTATTAAAGAAAATAATTCAAATATATGTAATGGAATTTTTGGAAGTAAGCCAAATACATTATTAATGAAAGAAATAAAAAATATATTGATATCAAGATTAGAAAAAGATATCAATATTTATTGGACTGAGATAGGTAATGCATTATTAACAAATTTATATAATAATAAAAGAGAATTATATAATGATTATGAATTTTTTGATGGTCTCGACAATTTATATCCAATAAATTGGAATCATTGTGTAAATGAATTTATAATAAAACCTTATGATAATTATAAAAATATTGTTAGAGAATTTCAACCATTAATAGTTTTAGTTAATTCAGTATATAAAAATTTAGAAGATAAAACTGAAAAAGAAATTTTAACAGGAAAAATGCCTTTAAATTATTTTATTAATAAATCATTTGAAAATATGAAACATTTAATAGATTTAGATTTTATCGAAATAGGTACAAGTAATTTTAACACACTCATTCAAAATTCAAATAATGAATATGGAATAAGTGTGGATGGAGTTGATTATTATTTAAAAGATTTACCCGATAAACCAAATGTTAAAAAAATTAATGTTTTAATCTCAAATATAAATTCATTTATGGAAATTTATTATATTCCTGAAAATATAATTATTGAAAAAAATTTAGAATCTTGGTTTAAAGGTTGTAATTCAATAAATAATTATCACCCATTACATATAAAACATAATTTACAACATTTAGTAATTAAAGAAAAAGTTAAAGTAATTACAACATATGAATTATTTTATTATAATAAAGTTAAAAAAGTAAATTTTTTAAAAATAGATGCAGAAGGTCATGACTATATTATTCTTGAATCTTTATTTGAATATTTAAAAAATTTACCAATAATATTTTATCCTAATAAAATATTATTTGAATCTAATGAAAATTCAAATATTCATGATATTGATGATATCATTGATAAATATATATCAATTGGTTATAAATTATCAAGTAGAGGATATGATTCAATTATAGAATTAATATGATAAATTATGAAAATTTGAAATATAAATTATTAAGATAAATTATCAAAATAATCAGGTAATTTACAATTTTTACTTATTTTTCTTATAAAAAAAAAATCATATTTTAAAAAATTATTTATCATTTCATCTGTTAAAATTTCATATGTTTTAGGATATTGTCTATCATTTATATTATCACTTTTCTCAAACCAATTAACATGAGTTATAGATTTATTAATATATGATATATTAAATTTATTACAAATATTTCCAAAATAATGCTCATCTACCGCATAAAAATTTTCACTATAAAAATGTAAAAAATTATTGTTTATAAAAAAATTAGTAGTTTCTCTATTTAATATTAACCATTGACTATCTTTACTAAATTCTGTATAATTGATAAATGATTTATCAGTTAAAAATTCATATCTATTAATGCTAGCATAATTTTTATCGTAAGATATTGTATTACATATTATATTTGAATTCATTTTAAAAATTTCTTTATATATATAGTCAAAATTATGTAACGGAATACATTTATCTGATAAAAAAATATAAAATGAATTTTCTTCATTTTGATATGCTTCTTTAAGTAAATTTAGTTCTGCTTCAACTAGTGATTTATGTCCATACTTAGTATTAACTATATTTTTTATACAATATTCATGTAAATTATAATCATTATCTATAAATTCATTTTTATTATGTATATAAACATTTAATTTATCTTTATTATTATCTATAATTCTTCTCCAGAGTTTTGGTTGTGATAAATTATCATAAGTTAAAAACAATAATGCTATTTTCATTGAGTTATTAATATATATATATATATATATTAATAATATAGGGTATAAATTTTAATAATTTAATTTGTTTAAATTATTAAAAAGTGCTGTTATTAATACATATAACTAAATTATATATATATCAATTTGACAATTAAAAATTAAGAAATTACACATTTTTACATTTCAAACGCCGATTATTTTAAATTTTCTAAATAATTTTTAAAATTTTGGTGTGATAATCTAATATAATAGTAATCATATATATCCATATAAATTTTTTTATCTGCGTTATAGGGTGGATAAAAAACATAAAAATATTCTCCTAATTTTATGTCTAATATATTTTTTACAACTGGTAAAATTGGTAATGCCCAATGTGTCATTTCAATATCATTAAATAAATTAATAAAATCATAATCTTCATATTTTAATTCGTAATTATCTAATTTAATAATAATTTGACGAAATATTTCATAAAAAAATAAATTTGTAGGATGAAATGGATCATGAAATAATTGTTTTATTTTATAATTATTAATAAAATATTCAAACATATCAACATCTGAATTATCACTATTATTTTAAATTTTCCAAGTTCATTATTAAAGAATAGTAATAATTCATCTTTTGAAATTTGTATATTATTTATTTTTTCAATTATATCATTTTTATTTGTTGTATTAAAATTTATAAAACTATTATGAATACCATAATAATTCATATTAAAAAATTTATAATTATTATAATTTTCATATGGTTTATATTCAGAATTATACCAAAACCCTCTAAAACGATAATAGTTAATTTTAAGTATAATTGTATTATCATGTAAATATTTTTTTATATTTGTTATATCGTATTCACTTGTTGTATAATGTTGATTTAATGGTTGATACATGAATATATCACAATTATTTAAAAGAGATAAATGTAAAGGATCAATATTTTCTTTATTTAAATTTTCATAATTAGTAATATAATGAATTAAATATTTATCTTTTGTAAAAGAATGTTTTACACCTTTGGACATTTAATACGCCGTATTATACCAAACTCCATTTAGATTTTGAATAACATTTTTATTATTTCCTCTATAAAGCATTAACCACAAATCACAATTTCCACTACCACAAATTATATATTTACATTTAGACATTATAATTGTTATAGCTAAGTATTTTTTTGAAAATTCGTAATTTTGAGATCCCATTTTATTATCAACTGTATCATTACACTTTTTTATATGTCTTATTTCATCTTTAAAATAAAAAGAAATATTTGGAAATTTATTTGTCATAAATTCTATAAATTCTGTTTCATCGCTTTGGATTAAAAAAACTATTTTTGAATTATTTTCTAGTAATTGATTAGCATAATTTAAATATTCTTCATAACCGCATTTTATTGTTTCTCTATTTTTATCATTTCCTCTATAAAATAATACACAAATATTTTCATAGATTAAATTATATTTTTTTTCTATATTATTAATATTCTCATTAATTTCAATAGATGGATAAAAATATTTATTAATTAAAGGCGTTAAACATTTATAATCTAAATTAGAATAATTTATGAATTGATGATCGTGATGATAATTTATAGGAACTATTATATTCACATCAGTTATATTATCATAATTTTCAAAATAATCAAATGTAATATCTTTATTTTTATTTATATTATTTTTATACCATATAAATTGTTCTGAACTATCTACATTATTAGGTAATTTTTTATTTGAATTAATAAATTTTACAATTTCAAATAATTTTACATTACAACAAGAGAAAAACCCAGCGTTATGTGTTATTTTAATCATTTTTATATATATATATATATATATATATAAAAATATAAAACGAGGATCGTCTATAAAGATACATGTAAAAATCTGGATTAGATCGGCGTTTTAAATGTCTAAAGGTGTAAAAACATATTCTTAATTATATTACCTGCACAATTTGAGAATATAACTATTTTTCATTTATATTATAAATATATAATTATTTTTATATTGGAGATAATTATATATTTATAATATAATTAGCTTCTCATAAAATCAATAATTATAAATTAACAACATTTCAATATTATTTAGAAGATAAAACATTCTTTTACAAAAGATAAATATTTTATTCTTTATAATATTAATTATAAATACATAATTGAACATAAAAAACAACAAAATAAAATAAAATTTCAATAAAAAGAAGTAAATAATATTAATCATAAATACATTCTTGAACATAAAAATTCTGTAATAATAAAAATAAAATTTTGTAATAATTTAATTAATAAAAATTAATCATAAATTTTAAAATATATTTTAAGATATATTTTGAATAAAAAAGTAGTAAAAATAATAATTATATATACATTTAATAAAAAAAAATAATAAAATTTTATAATAATTTTATTAATAAAAATTGAAAATATTGTGAATTATATATACATAATGAACAAAAAAAATATATAATAATTTTATTTAAAAAGTAATAAAAAATAAGAATCATACATACATTTTATAACATAAAAATAACTAAAAATATTAAATTTTTCAAATAAAAAAGTAGTAAATTATAAGAATTATGAATACATTTTTATAAAAAGATATTATAAATTTTTGTAATAAAAAATAAAAATTTATAATATCTTTTTATAATTTTTTTCAATAAAAAAGTAGTAAAATATATAAATCATAAATACATTTTTAAAAATAAAAAATAAAAAAATCATAAAATTTAATAAAAATTTATTAAAAATTAAAAAATTTAATAAAAATTAATTAAAAATTAATAAATTTTTAATAAAAAACCAAAAATCATAAGAATTATGTATACATATTCAAACAAAAAATAATAAAAAATGTAAAAAATATTTATAAAAATTTAATAAAAATTAAAAAAATATTTGAATCATATATACATTTTAAAACCAAAAATAATGTATACATATTAAAACCAAAAATTATAAATAATTTTGTATAATTAAATAAAAAACAAACAACTTTATTTAAATGTTTTATTTCTCAAAGTTTAAGAGATATTATAAATATCTTAATTAAAATAGGAAATAATATTTATATCAGAGATGAAATTAATACAGGTCATTATGATTATGAAAAGTTTAAAAATATTTATCAAATAAAACGTGGATATTTTAAATCAATTTTATAAAAAATAATATTTTTAAAATTATATTATTTATATTTGTAAAAAAAACCATAAATAAAAATAAATATTTATCAATGATGTAACATCTTTAAAACAAAAATAAAATAATACATTTGTATATAAATATACTGTTTCCAATATATAAGATTTACTATTAGATGATAAAAAAATATAATTTTTAACTGATATTTTTATTTTTTTAATAATATTTTTCATTTATATCATATTGTTAATAATTTTTTTTTGTCACCAATGATATAGAAATAGTTATAAATTTTTTTAATAATACAAAAGAAATTAATATTGTAAATAATAAACTTTCACGAATCATATATACATTTACAACATAAAAAATAATATAAAATAATTAAAAATAAAATTTTAATTATTATAAATTGTTCGATTATTTACTTTTTCATTATCTTACCAATATTTTGTTATCCACAATATTATAATTATGTAATTATAATATTATATAATAAATGTCACTAAATTTAAGAATATATGATATGTATAATTTTGAACTACTAAATTAAAATATTATATACTTGGATAAAAAATTTTAAAAATATAAATACATATCAATTACATTAATTTTATAAATAAACTTTGACTATAATTTATAAAATTAATAATTTATATAATATTTTTATTTATTTTAAATAAAAATATTAAAATATTGAAATAATATTTTAATACATCAATTTAACCATCACAACAGTACTTATAAAACTCATTTTTATAATAATTATGGAACAGTATTTGTTATTATTTTATTGACATAATTATAAATATTATTTCCAGTAGAATCCATACTTATTAAATTTTCATAAGTTATATTCATATTAATTATTATACTTTTATTTTTATCTATTATATGTGGTCCAATAGTTAAATTATTTGATGTAGGATTTGAAATAGTTATATTTGTTAAATTTGTAGTATTTTTAAAACAATAATCTCCCAAATTTGTCAAATTATAAGGAGTATTAAAAGATATTAGTAGTGTATTCATAAATGCAGAACTTCCAATACTAATTAAATTATTAGCATTACTTGTGTCAAATGTTGTTAATAAAGAATCTCTAAATGCAGATTTTCCAATCGATGATAACATTGGGGGTACAACAAAAGAAGTTATTTTCGTGTTATAAAATGAGTTAGATCCAATACTAGTTAATGCATTAGCATTGCTTGTGTTAATTGTATTTAACGAAGAATTTGCAAATGCAAAATCACTAATCTCTATTAAAGTTGTGGGAATATCAAAATTAGTTATATTAACATAATAAAAAGCAGCTGCACCAATACTTATTATATTATCAGGTAATCTAATATTTGATAATGAAGTACAATTATGAAATGTATTGAAAGGTACTGAAAAATTGGTAGATGTATTATTATAAAAATTACATTCTGTCATATTTATATAATTACTAAAACATGCGACACCATATATAGTAATATCCCCATAAATATATATCTTTTTAATATCTGTTATAGTATATTTATTTTGCATATTAGCGGGTATAAAAGAATTATCTATAGTTGAATTAGATGAATAATGTATATATATATCATTACTTAGAAATACCAGAACATAATTAGATTTAAATAAAAATTCGACATTATAAGGAGATATACTATAATTAATATAATAATTATTTAATAAATTATTATTAATCAAATCAGAGGATGTGATATTAAAAAATACAAATTTAACATAATTATAACAAGCTATATTTGGAATAATATTCGGAGTTGTTATTTCATTTACCAAGTTTATATCATTACGATTATAAAATTTAATTGTTATTGGATTATTAAAAATTAAATTAATTTTATTAATTTTATAATTTGAATTTGAATCATCTTCCGAACTCGAATCAGAAGTATTAAAACAGAAATCCAATAATTTAACATTTGAACCAGATATTATTATATTTTTTAGATATTGACAATTAAGAAAAATATAAGATGAAAATATAATATTATTAGCAGGAAATTCAATAGATTTTAAACCAGTATCTTTAAATACATATTCGTATAATGTTGTAACTGACTTAGGAATTTTTATATAAGTTAAATTTATACAATTTTCAAAACAATTAGAACCCAATGTTATAACAGTTTCTGGTATTGTAATAGTATTCAAATTTGTACAATTTTTAAAGACATTATTTCCAATATTTAAAAAAGTACAATTTAAGAATTGTACACTTAATAAATTAACAAATGAAAAAAAAAGTGAATCTGGTATATCATTTGAAAAATTTGTAAATTCACAATAATATGTTGTATTAGAATAACTACTTATCATTGAGGCATCAATATTATTATTTGTATTTTGATAAAGCAATAATGAATTCTGATCTAATAGTTTAATAGACATTAATAGATATTTATATTAAACTAGATATATATATTAATATCTATTAAGGTGGTGTAATTATATATAATTTACACCATTTAAGATTTAAAATGAGACAAAAATAAAAAATTATATGAATTATTAATACATTTTATCAATTAATTTTTAATATAATTTTCATATAAAATATATTAAAAAATTATAATTTCACAAATCATATATATATATATATATTTAGAATAAAAAAAATTTATATATTTTTTATTTAACTCATAAATGATGTATCAATTTGGACTATTAATAATTTCTAATTTTTTTTCAATATATAAAATTTACTATTAGATGATAAAAAATATAATTTATATTTTTACATTTTAATTTTATTATAGTTTTTATAACTTTTTAATTTTAACATATAAAAAAAAGAATTGTATAGTGAATAAAATAAGGTTTTTGATTTTTCCATAAAACTTATTTTATTCACTATAATACAAAAAAAACAAATTTTTTATTCCAAAAAATGTTTTATTTCTATATAAAATATAAAATATAAAATATATAATATATAATATTATATAATAAATTATAATATAATTTATTTTATTCATTTACTTGCCAATTTTTTTTTATATCCATATATAAAAATAATATATTGCAATAATATATAATATATTATGAGTACTGCACCGCAAAATCCATATGGTAATATAACTTTTAATTTATCAAACGGTAATTTGTCATATAATCCGCAAACTGGTCAATATGTTTTTAATACGGTACCTTGTTATAATGAAGGAACAAAAATATTATGTTTAATAAATGATATAGAAGAATATAAGGAAATAGAAAAATTAAGAAAAGGAGATCTAGTTAAAACAGTAAAAGATGGATATAAAAAAATTGATTTAATAGGTAAAAAAAATTTATTTAATAACCCATTATCTGAATCTAATTGTATGTATAAAATATCAAATGAAAATGATGAATTATATGTCACAGGAGAACATATGATACTATCAAATGAAATAGAAAATATTACAATTAATGAAAAATATAAACATTTTTATGATTTGAATTATACAGTTGATGGTTATAAATGTATTCTTGCATTAGATATTGGTGAAAAAATATTAAATAAAAATAAATACACAATATATCATCTTGTATTAGAATCAGATAATGGAAAACATTTTGGTATTTATGCCAATAATATTTTATCTGAATCTACAAACAAAGATAATTTTATCAAAAGTAATTTTGAAATACTAAATTAAAATATTATATATTTGGATAAAAAATTTTAAAAATATAAATACATATCAATTACATTAATTTTATAAATAAACTTTAACTATAATTTATAAAATTAATAATTTATATAATATTTTTATTTAAAATAAAAATATCATGATATTGAAATAATATTACAAAAATACGACTCTTGAAGAATTTATATTATATTATCATATAATATAATTTTAATAATATTTTAATACATCAATTTAACCATCACAACAGTACATATAAAACTCATTTTTATAATTATTATGGAACAGTATTTGTTATTATTTTATTGACATAATTATAAATATTATTTCCAGTAGAATCCATACTTATTAAATTTTCATAAGTTATATTCATATTAACTATTATACTTTTATTTTTATCTATTATATGTGATCCAATAGTTAAATTATTTGATGTAGGATTTGAAATAGTTAGATTTGTTAAATCTGGAGTATTACTAAAACAATAATCTCCCAAATTTGTCAAATTATATGGAGTAGTAAAAGTTATTAGTGATGTATTCATAAATGCAGAACTTCCAATACTAATTAAATTATTAGCGTTGCTTGTGTTAATTGTTATTAATGAAGATTGTTTAAATGCATTATTTCCAATCGATGTTAACGTTGGGGGTACATCAAAACTAGTTATTTGAGTTTCAGAAAATGCGTTATTTCCAATACTAGTTAATGAATTAGCATTGCTTGTGTTAATTGTATTTAACGAAGACTTTGAAAATGCACCATCACCAATTGATATTAAAGTTGAGGGAATATCAAAACTAGTTATACGACCACAAAAAAACGCCCCAGGACCAATACTTGTTATATTATCAGGTAATCTAATATTTGCTAATGAACTACAATTATAAAATGTATATGTAGGTACTACAAAATTTGTAGATGTATTATTATAAAAATTACATTCTATCATATTTGAATAATCAGCAAAACATTCAAAACCACTTATAGTAATATTGCCATAAATGTATATCTTTTTAATATTTGTTATAGTATATTTATTTTGCATATTAGTGGGTATAAAAGAATAATATATAGTTGAACCCGGTAAATAATGTACATATATATCATTACTTAGAAATACCAGAACATAATTAGATTTAAATAAAAATTCGACATTATAAGGAGATATACTATAATTAATATAATAATTATTTAATAAATTATTATTAATCAAATCAGATGATGTAATATTAAAAAATACAAATTTAACATAATTATAACAAGCTATGTTTGGAATAATATTCGGAGTTGTTATTTCATTTACTAAGTTTATATCATTACGATTATAAAATTTAATTGTTATTGGATTATTAAAAATTAAATTAATTTTATTAATTTTATAATTTGAATTTGAATTATCTTCCGAACTCGAATCTGAAGTATTAAAACAGAAATCCAATAATTTAACATTTGAACCAGATATTATTATATTTTTTAAATATTGACAATTAAGAAAAATATAAGATGAAAATATAATATTATTAGCAGGAAATTCAATAGATTTTAAACCTGTATCTTTAAATACATATTCATATAATGTTGTAACTGATTTAGGAATTTTTATATAAGTTAAATTTATACAATTTTCAAAACAATTAGAACCCAATGTTATAACAGTTTCTGGTATTGTAATAGTATTTAAATTAGTACAATTTTTAAAGACATTATTTCCAATATTTAAAAAAGTACAATTTAAGAATTGTACACTTAATAAATTTCCAAATGATAAAAAAAGTGAATCTGGTATATCATTTGAAAAATTTGTAAATTCACAATAATATGTTGTATTAGAATAATTACTTATCATTGATGCATCAATATAATTATTTGTATTTTGATAAAGCAAAAATGCATTCTGATCTAATAATTTAATAGACATTAATATATATTAATATATATATATATATTAATATATATTAAGGGTGTAATTTTGTGTTTATAAAATATAAAATAATAATTATAAAAATATTATCATTAAAAATTATTATTTTATATTTTAAAATAATAATTTACACCATTAAATATTTAAAATGAGATTTAAAAATAATAAAAAATTTGTAAATTATATGAATCAAATGTACATTCTATATTAAATATACACAATATAAATTTTTCTTATCAAAATATAACACAATACCAACCTAGATTAATGGTCTACCATTACCTCCTAGACTATTACTACCATTAATTATAGTAAAATCACCACTAATACTATTCATAGTACTATTCATATTAGATATAACAAAATTATAATAATTTTTAATACCATTTGTATAACTATCAAATGTAGCTTTATCAATAGGTAAATTTATAACAACTGTTATAATAATTTTTTTATATAATTTAATATATTTTCAATAAAAAAAGTAGTAAATTATAAGGATCATGAATACATTTTATAAGAAAAAAAAATATTATAAAATTTTATAATATTTTTTTATAAAATTAAAATAAAAAAGTAGTAAAAAATAAGAATCATAGATACATTTCATAACATAAAAATAATAAAATTAAGATATAATTTTATAATAATTTTATAATAATTTTTTAATATAATTTAATATATTTTCAATAAAAAAAGTAGTAAATTATAGGAATCATGAATACATTTTTATAAAAAGATATTATAAATTATTGTAAAAAAAAATAATAATTTTTTAATATAATTTAATATATTTTCAAAAAAAAGTAGTAAATTATAGGAATAAAAAATAAAAATTTTATAATATTTTTTTATAAAAATAAATAAAAAAGTAGTAAAAAATAAGAATTATGCATACATTTTATAATAAAAAAATAAAAATATTATAAAATTTTTTTTATAAAATTAAAATAAAAAAGTAGTAAAAAATAAGAATCATACATACATTTCATAACATAAAAATAATAAAATTTAGATATAATTATATTATAATTTTTTAATATAATTTAATATATTATCAAAAAAAGTAGTAAAAATAAGAATCATAGATACATTTCATAACATAAAAATAATAAAATTAAGATATAATTATATTATAATTTTTTAATATAATTTAATATATTTTCAAAAAAAAGTAGTAAAAAATAAGAATTATGCATACATTTTATAATAAAAAAATAAAAAAATAAAAAAATTTTATAATATTTTTTTATAAAATTAAAATAAAAAAGTAGTAAAAAATAAGAATCATACATACATTTCATAACATAAAAATAATAAAATTTAGATATAATTATATTATAATTTTTTAATATAATTTAATATATTATCAAAAAAAGTAGTAAAAATAAGAATCATAGATACATTTCATAACATAAAAATAATAAAATTAAGATATAATTATATTATAATTTTTTAATATAATTTAATATATTTTCAAAAAAAAGTAGTAAAAAATATGAATCACATAAACATTTTATAAAATAAAAAAATTTAGATATAATTTAATAATAATTTTTAATAAAATTTAATATAATTTCAATAAAAAGTAGTAAAATATATGAAACATAAATACATTTTCAACAAAAAATTAGTTAAATTTAATAATTTTTTAATGTAATTTTATCAATAAAAAAGTAGTTAAATCAAGGACCATATATACATTTATGAACAAAATAAAATTAAAATTTTTATTTTTATTTTAATTTTAATATAATTTCAATAAAAAAGTAGTAAAAAATAATAAAATAAAAATAAAAATTTTAAGATATATTTTCAATAAAAAAAGTAGTAAAAAATACGAATCATAAATACATTTTCAACAAAAAAAATAATAAATTTTTTAAATAATTTAATAAAATTTAATTATTTTTTTAATGTAATTTAATAATAATTTTAAAATATAATTTAATATATTTTCAATAAAAAAAGTAGTAAAAAATAAGAATCATATAAACATTTTATAACATAAAAATAAAAAATTTAGATATAATTTTCTAACATAAAAATAAAAAAATTTAGATATAATTTAATAATAATTTTTAATAAAATTTAATATAATTTCAATAAAAAGTAGTAAAATATATGAAACATAAATACATTTTCAACAAAAAATTAGTTAAATTTAATAATTTTTTAATGTAATTTTATCAATAAAAAAGTAGTTAAATCAAGGACCATATATACATTTATGAACAAAATAAAATTAAAATTTTTATTTTTATTTTAATTTTAATATAATTTCTGAATTTCACAGAAAATAAAATCAGAAATTCACAAATCAAAATCAGAAATTCACAAACTCAAATCAGAAATTCACA